CTTTAGCAGAGATATTTGTAGTGGGTATATGTATATCGGGCGGTCAAATTTTATCACCACGGGGTGCCCTTTGCAGACTGTGGGCTCTTTTTTTGGCAGACAGACAGACCAAACAGGGCAGAAAGGGCAGAGGTCAGACCACTTAAGAGAAGATGTTCCCCCCTCGGCACTATCTCCCCTTAATCGTGCGCCCCTTTTCTAACATTTCCCCGCAAGCCGTTTCTAATAAACCTCCCACCAATTCACCCCGCCAACCCTCAACCTTTACTAGAGCCTCATAGTTTCTCTAAGGTTTCTCTCAGTAAATCGTTATCAAATTGTTATCGTTTCCCGCTTGACAGTTAGATTAGCCTCGTCTAATGTTCTCTCTATCGGTAGGCACAAGGCAGACCGAACGAACCGAAAAGGGGCAAAACAAATGACACGCAAAGACTACGAACTAATAGCAAAAGTATTCAACTATTTAGCGGTAGATGTAGCAAATGGCGATTATGACACTATAACAATGAGCCAAATCGTAGAAAATCTTTCCCTAGAATTACAAAAAGATAACCCTCGCTTCAACCGCGCCCGCTTTCTTTCCGCTTGCGGGGTGGCCTAGCGCTTGCCTATCGCTCATCCTAACGGGTGGGCGGTGGGGAGGTTCTAGACCTAGAACCCCGAAAGGATAAGAAATGAAAGCGACACTTAAGGAAATCGCCCTAGAAATGGGCTACACCGCCGAGAACTTTACAGGGGCGCAAGGGTGGAAAGAGGATAGTTTCCAATTCCTCGCCCTAGATGAGCGCTTTGCGGTAATGCAAGATGATAAGGGGCTACACCTAACCGATTTAATATCTTGGGCAAGGTTTAGCCCTATCAAAATCGGCAGAAAATCAAGCATAACACGCAAGGGATTAGAGTTTCAGATCGCGCAACTAAGGCTCTACAAAAAGCAAAAAGGCTTGGCCTAGTGCTTGCCTTTCCTGCTAGGTTACTCTAACCTAGTGGGGAGGGGAGGAACTAGCCTCCAATTATGAAAGGATAAGAAGATGGAAACGACAACGCAACTAGAGCAGGTGTTAGAGCAAGGAGAGGGGCGCTTTCCTCATATTGTAGGGCTTTACCAATGGAGCCTTAATTATGAGGCAGGAGAGGGCCCGATGACTCTATTTTTAGACCTTATAGGTTACTCGCAGGAGGAGATAGGTATTCCTCTGTATAACTTAGCCCGCCCGATGCTTGGATATCTTGAACTCGATTATCTTGGCGATGCTTTGAAAGAATACGCCGATGTCGGCCAAGATGCTTACGATTTTGTAATGCGCCTACTAAGCGCAGAGGCGGGCGAATAATGCAAACAACAATGGAAGACTTGCGCCGTCTAGTCGGTGTTCTTGAAGAATTGGTAAGACCTTTACTAGAGGGGGAAGAGGTGGAGGACACCTACGAATCAAACAAGCGCCCCCATCTAGTTTTACAGGAGGGGAGCAAGACTTACGGGCGGGCCTTTCGTGTCCATTTTTCGGGCGGTAGTAAGTATGGCTCGGGGCATTGGGAGCCTCGCGGGTTTAGCGATTATCTTGGAGGAACTAAGGCAGAGGCAGAGCGCACCTTGCGAAGCCTAATTGCTGGCATACGCACAGGACAAATGATTTCAGAGAAAGAGGAGGCGAGCAAGTGAGCCTCGACTTCATACTAGAGCGCCTACTTGCGCCTCAAATCGGGGGCTTTTGGGCCTTAATGCAGGTTATTATCTACGCCCTAGTAATCTATCTAGGGCTAGTCATACTAAGCAAGATAACCGATAAGAGGGAGAGAGAGGGCAAGAGATGAAGCACTATCACTACATAGTTAAATGGAGCGAGGGGGAGGGCTGGCAGATAGATCCCGATACGGAGAGTGCTAACTTCCCTAATGGAACTATATATGATGAGCAAGAGGGCTGGCAGTTTGGTTATCTAGGAGAGGGAAAGTTCAACGGTAAAGAGGAAGAGTTATCAGAGGCTCTAACTAACCTGCTTGATACTGCTAACACTAACGAGAGAGAGGGAGATAATGAGTAAGTGCGCTCAATGTAAAAGAAAATATATCGGCTGGGGCTGGGTAATCTTTGACAGAAATACCCAAGACTCAACAGACTCGCATTACTGCTCGGAAGAGTGCGGAAAGGTGGCTCTCAATGCCTAAGATAAAGTATGAGCCAGAGATAGATGACCTAATCAAGATGAAAGAGGAGGAGGAGGAAGCAAGTGAATAAAGAATACTATCAAGCAAAGGCAGACCTATGCAGGGATCTTTTTATACAACAAGCCACCGATAACAAGGTCGAGGAGGCAAGCAAGTCCCTGCTTCGTATGGTATCTGCGCTCGGACAACTGGAACACCTAAAGAACAAGGAGGGCAAGGCAGATGAAACTAATTAACTTCTATGAGGTAGCAGACAGGCGCTCAGACTCGACTTGGGGTGGAGCGAGCGCCTCGCAAGCAATAGAGTGGTTCAGAAGGGGGCTAGATAATAAACTCTTCGTATCAGTATGGAACGAGGAAGATATAGAGGAGCCTAAGTTAGTCATAGATAAGATAGATATAACTGCCTTAGTTTTGGCTACCATAGTGAACGAGAAGGAGAAAGGTTAATGCTATTCTTGGTTGTTATCTTTATCTGCACTATCGCATACGCTATTGTGTGCCTTGATGATTACTTAAATGATAGGACGAGGCAAACTGAATGAAGGCAACAGATAAACGCAAGGCAAACGCTGAGAAGCGAGCCGTATGGCTACGCAACTACCAGCGAGCAAGAGGGCGAGCGCAAACGCGCCTAGCCCAGCAGTACCCCGACCAATACAAGGCAATACTTGAGCAGGAGAGGTTATCTGATGAGGCTAATGGCAAGGCGTGGCTGGACATTACTGGCACTACCGATAATAGCGATGGCGTTTCTACTGATACAGATGGATACGACAACGCACCTAGACCCAAGCAAACCGACAGGGATGAGCAGGACAAAGGCAACTTGGAAGGAGAAGGGTGAGAACAGAAAACTGGCAAGGCAATATGCGTGGGTTGCGTTTGGTTGGAGAGGGAGAGAGTGGGCCTGTCTTGAGTCCCTATGGACCCTTGAGAGCAGGTTTGACCACTTCGCACAGAACCCTAGAAGCAGCGCTTTTGGAATCGCTCAACTGCTTGGAGAGAGAAGTCGAAAGCCTGAACTCCAAATACTGCGAGGCTTACGTTACATTAGTGAGCGTTATGGAACACCTTGTAAGGCTAAACGCTTTGCTGAAAAGCACAGACACTACTGACTAGTTCCTTATCCTTTCGAGTCAGTAGAGTAGAAGCCCTTGCCATTGAACGTAATGGCGGGGGCTTCATACTTTCTATTAACAGTTGTGCCACAGGCAGGGCAGTCATAATCCACTTCGATATCGTGGATAGACCTGATAATCATTAGCACATTACCGCAAGCAGGACACTCGTATTCGTATTTCATTTAATAACTACCACCGCAGAAGGAAAAGGAGCAGAGTTTTTTTGGTTGCCAAACTTTAAGCGACCCTTAATAAACCTAACTTCGTGCTGGATACAGTAGTTATGCCACCAATTAGTATCGGTCCGAGCAGGAACTAGGCAGACAACAACAGCGCCGTGCCTTGCCTCAAAGTTTGCTTTCTCTACCCAGTCTCCAATAGTCCTGCCATAGGGAGGATTAAGGAATATAGTTTTATTATTAGCATCTATTGCCCAACAGTTAGTAAAGGCATCTTGGCGGTTAGTGTCAGGGTGATCTGGTCCATACCAGTTATCAGGAACAAGAGTAGATGAGGATAGTGCTGCAGCATCAAGACCAAAATCAAACTCTAAGTTTAGTTTATCGAAAAAATCTCTAGGCGTACTCCAGGTATCATCATTAGATGTCTTGAACGTATCTGTCTTATAGAAACCTTCTGTCATAATTCTAATAACTCCACAGGCACACGCCAGCCGTCAATAGAAAGATCGGCGAATTGGTCTACCATATATTCGTCAGCCTGAAACTTGCCATAGATTTCCACAAGCGAATAGTATTCATCATCGAGGACCTTTGCCCCAACAATAGTGCGCCCTACGTCTTTCTTCCAAAAGGGGATAGCAGCCTGTGTTCTGATAGTGCGAACCTCAAGGTCACCAACGTCAGAGATGTTCTTACGTGTTTTGTGTAGGTCATTGGGATACCAAGGCATATTCCAACCAAGGTTATAGTGGCGAGCGACTGCCCACTCAGCAACATTGGCTCTTATGTTTGCGTTAATCTCTGGTTCTAACTTACCAAACCTTTTACCAGCAGCGTAGTTAGGTCTATCTTCTGAACCGAACTTGACTAGCCAACGTTCAACAGCGATAAGAGTACAGACTCTTACCTCTGCTTGGGAAAGTTGTATGACTATTGCCAAGGGCTTTCGCCTCCTATATTATTTTGTAGTTTTCGTAGTGCTTGGGTGCATCTACGATCAACAGTAGAGATAGCACATTCTAAATACTCACTCATAATTTGAAGTGTTAGGTTGTCGTGGTATCTGAGTTTAAGAATATCTTGGTCATACTTATCTAACTTCTCGTAGGCTTTCTTAATATCTACTAGCGTAGCCAGCAAGTTACCACCTTCAGCAGGGGCAGAAGGCTTTCTAGGTGTGCCATCGTTGAGAAGAACTTGGCTCTGTTCTAGTGCTGTATCACTAATGAAACTCTTGATAACAAAAGGTAAGAGTTGGGCGACAGTAACTGTGTCGTAATATGCCTCATCATTAAGATGATAACCAGACTTACTGGCCTTTTCTTTTCTAGCATAGCGCTCTAATGCTCTACGCATTTGCCACGCTATTTTCTTTTCATTCCACTTGCGTTGTACTTCATTCTCTTCAGAAAGAACTTCATTGAAATGTTCAGCACGAGATAGAACAAAAGCCCACGCCTCTTGTAGTAGGTCTGCTCTCTCTGTGTATGCTCTGAATCTGCGGTAGATTGTAGTCACCACAGAAGGAACTAAATCATCTAGTATTGGGTGCAGTTGATTTGTCATTGGCTCTCTTATTCATCTCATCTACGTAACGGGCAGCCTTTAGTGTCTTTGCTTCTGCTATTTTCTTTCTGCGTAATGCAGACTTATACCACGAATACTTTTCAGTCATTAGGTTTCTTCTCGAAGAACATACTAGAGTTCATACATTCAGCAGATAGGTAACGCGCTTCGTTAAGGTCAATAATCTTAGCCTTGTATAGTTCAATGACATCATAGACATCATAAGGATAAACTTCTCTAGCAACTTTTCTTATCTTAAATGGTTTCATTATTTCTCCTCTGGTATCTCAGGCCACGTCTTATCTAGTACCATCATTGCAATAGCAGAGTAGTTAAGTAGATCTAGGAAACTGTCTCGAAGTGACTCGTTTGAGGGAGCGACTTCACTATCAACGAGGTGATTGATTCTAGCCACCTTGTCGTGCATACGCACTCGTAATCCGTTGAGTGCTCCACCTGGACTGTGAGAGATGTTCTTTGGACCATAATCTTTATGTTTGCGGATGAGCAAATTACCTGCTGTGTCAAGGATTCGCCACACATTAGCAACGAACTCCGAATCTAACTTCTTGTCGGAATCGGTTTGACTGTAATAGTACCACTCTTGAAGTCTATGGAAACTATTACCATCCCCAATTCCTTCAGATACTCTGCCATCTGTGTCAATTCCTTCTTTGTAGTCACTCACTTAACTCCTCCTAGTAAGGTTGATAATTCTGTTGGCCCGTGTTGTAGATAAAACTCATTGATGTCCATACCTAGTGGTAATTGTACAATATGTGAGTTGATAATCTCGCTTGCAACACGTTTAGAAAACTCTGCTCCTGGGTTAGTTCCATCCTCCTTTAAGTCATTATCTCCGACAACATAAACGGTATCAAAGCCCGTCATTAACTTAGCATAGTAAGGTTTCCAGGCTGCCACTCCTGGCACTCCCACTGCTGGGATGCCTAGAATCCCTGAGATGATTACTGCATCCAACTCACCCTCAGTAACAACTATATGTGATGAGTCTACTGCCACATCAGTCACATTGTAGAGGTGCAGTTTCTGTCCTGTTGGTTGCCCATACTTAGGCTTACCATCATCTAGTCTTCTAAACTTTACGCTGACTGCCATCCCAAGAGCAGTGATGTAAGGGATAGATAGCCAACCTTCAAACTGTTCGTGACCAGGGGCAGGATCCACTACAGTTCCCAACATAAACTGGTCTGCAACTTGCTTAGATATTCCACGTCCTTCGAGATACCCTAGCGTTGCCTCGTCTATGCTTTGACTGTAGCGTGTGACCACTTCCAGTAACAATTTCGATTGCTCGTTTGACTGCATCTTTGAACTCCAGATTCTCCTTCTCCATCACAATAGCGACGGATGACCCACCCTTACCGCAAGTATGACAAAAGTATAAGTTGTCATACGTATTCATTACTGCACTACGCCTTGAGTCATCGTGTATACAACACTTGACGCTGGCGCTCTTGCCCTCTCTTACTTCTCCACCATAGTAGGAAACTATTACTGCTACGGGGATTGCGTCTGCATCAACGGAGGCTTTTGACCTCTTAGTACGAACCACCCTGGACCAGTCTTGTGTTGGCAAGCGCAGTCTCCTTTACATTTATCGTGGAACTCTTTAGCCATATCAGTCTTGCCTATAGTGTTGTGATGACCAGCCCACTTACAACTACTGCAAATCATTCTTGTTCCTTCTCTTCTACCTCCGTTGGTTCTTCTGGAAGTGTTTGCTCTTCCAAAACTTCTGGTGTAGTAAAGATTTCACTGCTGGTTATTTGTCCTTGTGGTACTGGCATTTTCTATCCATTTCTCTAGGTTCTGTATTACCCAAGCATCTTCTATGCTACCTCTACGCCTTTTCACTATGACGAAGGCTGGAGGATCAACCACAAGCCCCCGCGCCTTCGCATAGTTGGCTGCCTCAGCCTGGGCTTCTGCCCAGAACTGCGGAAGATCTAATGACTTTCTATTCTTACACTCCAAAATATAGGTCTGACCTGCGATTATGGTGACAATATCACCTTCATCATTGGCCCCAGCCTTGGCAAGTCTTTCGGCGAAGTGACCTAGTTTTCGTAGATGCTTCATCACATCTGTCTCAAACTTAGAACCCTTAGCCTTGTTGTAACTACTCAATGTCTCACCTGCAAATTAGAATGTAGGTATGCCCTTCCTTGCGAATCGGAATCACCTATCTGACACGCAGCAAAGTTTGTAAAGAGTGTTGCCCACCGTGAAGCATCAGCGTAGTGAGGACCAAACCGATTCTTCACGGCAGCAACCCGAAGCATTCCTTGGGAGGGGTCATAACCAAGGGTCAGAATGATGGCAGGTAATTGACTTACCTTACCGTGTATAGCACGACGAGGAGGGGGCATCGTGGGAGATCCATACTCACTCTGTTCTGATACGTGATGAAGCACTAGCACACAGGCTTCGGTCTTGCGTGCCATATCGTGTAACTCCATCATAATTGCACGTAGTCCAGCCCATTCATTATCTGTCTCGGCTGCTACATTCATTAAGTTATCTATCACTATAAGTTCAGGTGCAATTCCATACAGTTCGATGTATGCCTTTATCTCCATCTCGATATCATCGAGTGACGGACTGGAGTCAAAGACCCACTGTATGTTCTGCATCTTAGAAAGATACTCTTGATAGTAACGTGAGTTGTTCTGCAAATTAGTTTCAACTGTCAGTTGTGAATGACCTGACAGATGAGCAGCAGTACGAATCATTACAGTTGCAGTATCTGTATCTGCTGAAAAGAAAAGCGTTGGGATATTTGCCTTGATTGCATAGACCAAAGCAAACATAGACTTGCCAGCATTGGGTGCAGCAGCAACCATACAGACTTGTCCTCTTCTGAATTTTACATTGACATCAGCGGAGTTAAGAGACTTCCATACATCAGGCAGTGGCGTGGCTTTAATGTTAGTAGATTGCCACGCACGAGAAAGCCTAAGCACCTCTCTCCTCCCTTTCTTCTTTTGGTAAAACTATCCCACGTTTTCTTCTAATTATCCTACGCTGATTAGAAGTGAGTCCTCCCCACATTCCATAGCGTTCTTTATTGATTCCCCATTCGGCGCATTCAGTTCGGTGACGACAGTTTCCACAGATACGTTTAGCGAGATTGACACCTTCGTATTTTCCGTTACCAGATATATCTTCTGGGAACCAGTATTCGCCATCAACTTCCGCACAGAGAGGACTTTCGTACTCTCGTGGGTCACGCACGAAGTTATCGAACCCAGATTGCGTCGCACTTGTCAGGAGCACCCTTTGGTGCAGCACACATCCAAGCACGCCAAGGACCTTTTGCTCCGTTACCAGTTCTATATTGCATCTGACCGTGCCTACATTCAGGAGTCTGACCTTCGACTACCTGTGGTTTTGCTGCTGGTGCAGCAGTTGATACGGGCGCAGGAGATGAAGAGCCTTTGTAAGATTGGACAACACTTCCAATGAGTGGTGAAAAGTCCTGCGCTGTATTTAACAGCGACTCTAGTTCCTCCTTGCTTGAAGCGTATAAGTTAATCAGCGTTTGATCTGCTGAATAAAAACTTACTTGAAACTTTGTTGATTCTGGCGCAGCCATTTACTTACCTCCATTGTGTTTGATTGAAAGGCGCAGACTTTCTTTGCCTTCGATTGTTGGAACAAAGCCGAGAAGTTCTTCGACCTTTTCCTTATTAACTTGTTTGGCACCAGCCACGGTAGACCAACGAACTTCTACTCCTGTGTCAGTGACACCCACCACTCCAGTAAGTTCTTCTTTCAAAGATTCCTTCTGTGTTGTGAGATCCTTTATTTGATTGTCTATCTGTAGATACTTCAATGCTTTAGTAGCAGTATCTGAATTGTCTATCAATGGTAATTCAGTTTTTGTACGTTCTTTTTTTAGACCAACGCATCCCATCTCACCCGATGAGTCGTAGTATTTACAATAGAACTTACAGTAACTCTCATCCTTCTCAGGCTCTGGTGGAAACTCTGATTGCTTCACACCTTCTAACCAAGATAGGGCTTCAAGCGCGATGGAAGAATCGTACTTCTCTGAGTGGACCTTTACATCGCGCTCGTCACCGTCTCGTGGTATTGCCACAAGATGCACATTGTGGACCTTCCCCAATCCACTTTGTTCTATTAAGTATCCGTAAGTATGTACTTGCCAGCGTTGTTGCTGGCTTGGAAAATAAGCGAGGTTCTTCAACTTCACTGTTTTCCAATCAACTACATCGCCTGTCCCAGGAATGTAGAGATCTACGTGGGCCTTCATCCCATTATGTTCTACGCTCTGCTCTAGTAGAACTTCCTTGTTGTTTGATAAAGCCTTTTCTATGGTGTCGTGGATAGCAGTTCCCATAATTGCAGCCAACTTCAATTCATTTTCATTAGTCTCTGGCTGGTTATTAAGTTTATACCAAACCTTACGACGGCAACCACCAAGTTCTGATGGTCCGATCTGGACCTGCGTAGAACGTGGTCGTTTATTTTCTTTTTCGTAGAGAGCCTTGATTAGTAAATCTTTTACATCCATTTGTATTCTTCCCACCTAGTGATTGTAATGCGAAAGAATATCAGATTGATTACAAATATCCTAGCAATAATCTGCAAAGGCAGATCTTCGTATTCTCTGTAGTAATCAATACCTAAGCCCCAATTACCAACGGAACCATTGGTGACATTCATAGTCCATCTGTCTCTCATATAATCCTTTCCTGAATGACACATTGAATCGGAGGACAAGTATTGATGTCAAGCATTGAAGCAATCTGAACGGCTTTCTCGGCGTGTTGCTCTACATTACCAATAGTGAGACGACCCACACGATCATAAAGATAACCGAGAGCATAAGCACCGCCACTACC